TGGAGAATATCACAATGCAAGTCGGCAACCGCAACCGTCTTTAACAAAGAAATAACGCACTACGAAGGGATGGTGTATGATTTGACGTTAGAGAGAAACCACATAATGTATGTGCGAAGAATAGGCAAATGCTTTTGGGGTTCAAACTGCAAATGTGTCTCCACTCCCATACTAATGGATGAGGACGAATTTATCAAAATGCAGAAAGCTAGGGCAAGGGGTGAGGAGTACAAATCGCCTAAACAAATCACCGATTATCCAGAGAATTTCAAACAATGGTGCAGGGATAACGAAGACAAGATAAAAGACGCAAGGAAACGGGGGAAAGAGCCGTATTTCGTTCGTGATAACATTAAGGTAGTAAGGGATGCGATAAAGGGAGAGGAATAAAAATTTAAAGATTTTTGTAAAATTTTTCTTGATTTGCTTGCATATATGAAATAAAAGCAATATATTTGTAGTGTAATTAAAAAACAGAGATAATAACAATTAAAAAACAACGACTATGGAAACATTAAATATCATCTGGACAATGGAGATTATGGATACAGTTTATTACGCTGAGAAGTTGAGAAAAGGACAGAAAATCGGAATTAAAAGATGTAATCACAAAGACAAAGCGTAATGAGTTCACTCTTACAAAGGATAATGAATTGATTTCCACAGGTAACGCAATAAGAGTTGCAGGTGACATCGAATGGAAAAACGAATCGTTCGCACGTCTTCTTGAACAGGAAAAGAAAAACGCAAAAAGACGCGCTGAAATCTTGGCTAAAGACCCAGAGCATTTTACAAGAATTAACGTGATTTACGCTTAATTAAAAGTAATACTAACCAGTGGGGAGCAATCCCCACACAAACATAAACAGATATGGCAGCATTTATAACACTACACCGAATAATTAAAGAGTGCGCACAAGCACCAAAATGTTTGGTGAACATCGAAAACATTTGTGCTATCCGAGATGCAAAACTCGAAGTCGATGGAGACTTGAAAGATTGCTCATATATCGAGACAACGGGAGGTTTTCATTTCTATTGTCTTGAAACGATTGAAACTATTGAGGAAACACTAATTATAATCTCATGAAAGCAACAGAATTAATGATTGGCGATTGGCTACACAATCAGATATTGACGCAATAGACATTGATTAACTAAAAAAACAGATATGACAAAGAAAGACACAGACGCAGAATTGTTGGCATTACGCAACGAGGTATGCGAGAAAATGGTGGAGCATTACACAAAAATGCAGGAAGCACAAAAACAAATAGAGTATCACTCCGAGCAGATTGAGGAGTTGAGAATGAGCCTAATAAAAAGCATAGTTGGGGATATTAAACAATATGATTTGGTTGCGATTTCTATCAATGGCAAATACTATGAAGGTTTGCTGCTGGAAATAAATGTCCACGCATTAGGTCACTCCGTAGGATTTGTTGTCAAGGATGGCAAAACAAGACGTAATATCAAGTATAAACTTGGGGAGGATGACTCCAAAATCGAAAGATTGTTTGACAAGGAATAAGTAAAACATAAAAAATTATCAAGGGTACGGCTAACAAACCGTGCCCTTTTTCTTTGGTACGGTACTCAACAAATAAAAAAATTGTAGCTCAACACAACACACGAAAGAAAAAACATTTATATTTGTCGCAAACGGGCTGAAATATTTTATTCATGAAACAAAAATTTTTGGAAATCTTGAAAGACAAAGTCAAGGATTTTGGACTTTCAGAAAAGGCAATCGATGAACTTGTAGAGATGGGCATCGAGGGACTTACAGCGGAATCATCGGACGAGGATTTCACAAACAATGCGGAGAAACTTGTGCCATTTGCGAAAATGATGCAAAGGGAAATCACAAGAAAAACCTCAAAGAAAACAATCGACCCAAAGCCATCGGAAGGAGAGGGCAAAAAAGGCGAGGGTGAAGGCAAAGGCGATGAAATGCCAGCGTGGGCAAAAGCATTGCAGGAAAGCGTCGACGCACTGACGAAAGAAAATGCGGAGCTGAAAGCAAGTGCTAAGGCAAACGAGAGAAAACAGGCAATCACGACCAAAGCCAAAGAATTGGGCATTCCTTCATATCTGGTAGAGAAGATGACATTCGCAGACGATGCAGACATCAATGCGGAGCTAACGGACTTGAAACAGAAGATGGTGACAGAGAATCTGTTGCCGAAGAGTGCCACAATCGAGAAGGGTACGGAAGAAGCACAGATGAAAGCGGATGCGGATTCTTGGGCGAAGAACCTACCCGACAAATAATAAACCCTTAAACAATTAAAACAATGGCAGTAGAATTTAACAAGACCTCGTATGAGGGAAACAACCCCGATTTTTGGAGGGGTGAAGCAAAGATTTTGCCAGGCGGATTCATTCTTGGGCAGACATTGCCCGTAGGTTCGGTGGTGCGTCGTGGCACACCGCTGTACATCGAGGATGAGCCAAACCGCAAGGCTTATATCTGCAAATCAGCTGACGTGATTGACGGTTCGGACGCTGACGCATTGAAGGTTGCGAAAGGTCACTTTTTCGCAGTTGGCGACAAAGTGACAACAGCAGGAGACACAACAGGCTCTGCAACACCTAAATCAATCTCAGCTATCGACACTTCAAACGCAGGATATGACGTGCTAACATTGTCGGCTGACATCACAGGATTGTCAAGCAACAAAGGCACAATCGTAGAGGCAGGAGGAACAACAAACGCATACTTGGGCAAGTCAAAGTATGAGCCTAACGCAGTTGTTGGTTCGGATGCTGAAATCAACGGCAGAGGTGTTGCGTCTGTGGATGTGGCATTCGAAGGTGTCGTGTTGCGTAATATGGTGAAAGCACCTATCGCATCAATCTGGCTAACGGGTGGTATCTCAATGAAGAACAACCACTCTATCAAGTTCATCATTCAGTAAAGAAAGGAGAATGAATTATGGCAAATTTTGAATTTTCATCAATCTTCGGAGAATTGACGAAGAATACACAGATTCGCTTCGATGCGGTGACAAGACTTAACAAGAGCCTTGTCGACAACGTTCTTATCGAGCGATTCCTAGACTGGGATGTGCCTACGGTCGGATTGAATTTCGACGAAATTATCGGTCAGTATAACGTGTCTATCGCAGCGCCTACAATCGGAGACAACTCAAAGGAGCCGATTATGGGTACTGAGGGATTGCAGACAATGGCAGGAAAGGTGTTCAACCACGCTTTGTCAAAGCCAATGACAATCCAGACTTACCGTAAGGTTTTGCAGATTCTCGATTCTAAGAGCATCACAGACGACGCAAAGAAACAGCAGTTAATCAACCTAATGTGGGGTGATGTAACATCTGTTGTGTCTGCCGTGTATGGCAAGTTGGATATGATTTTCTTGCAGGCTATCTCTAACGAGGGTGTTGCGACACTTGACGGAACAACAAACCCCGAAGGTATCCCAGTGACAATCGACTACAAACAGCCAGCCGCTAACATCGCAACAAGCACGGGCGGTGACGAGTGGACGGACGCAAACATTGCAACGGTCGATTGCTTTGAGCAGATTATGTCGATTGTTGACACAGCATCGGAGAAGGTCAAGTTCGGTAAGATTCTAATCTCACCAGCTTTGTTCTCTTACTTCTGTCGCGCAACAAAGACACGTCAGCTCATCCACGGCACAAACGATTCATCAAAGATTGTGCAGTTGAGCGACGTAAACAGCTATATGCAGTCAAACGACCTTCCAACATTCGAGATTATCCGCAGACAGGTACGCATCCAAGACGGCACTTCACGCACTCCTTACACTCCATTCAACGGAAAGAATCTTGTGTTCATTCCAGATGGCAAATTGGGAGTTATCAAGAACGCATACGCTAACAACGAGTTGAGACCAGAGCCAAACGTGGCTTACTCTAATTACGGTCGTATTCGTGTTTCTCAGTGGGGTGTTGGCGAGACACAGGGTTCTAACGGTGTCGAGTTCACAAAGGCAGAAAGCCTTTCTGTTCCATTGATTACAGAGATGAACGGAATCTACACTCTTAAAGCCAAGTCGTGATGGATAACCTTACAGCAACCTCATACCTATGCACCGCAATCTGTTCGTCGTTCTATCCAGACGACAGGGCGGTCGAAATAGCGATATTCAACGCTAATATGTTGGCAACGGACGAGGCAATACCGCGCGACCCTAACATCTTCAAGATAGCCGTTTCGCTTGTGCGTGGCTATGTTGAGAGTTCACGCAGTGAGGGCGGTGTTTCGGTCGGTGTCAGCCGTGAAGCGGTTGAGGACGCAATAAAGGCTTGGGCAAAGGATTATGGGGTTGATGAGGAAGAGATAGCGTTGAAGCCTAAAACTATCGAGAACGGCTCTCTAATGTGGTAATTTTCATTTTTTTCTCTTTAGCAGTATGCAGACAAACGGAATAATAACACCGTCTTTCATTAACGAGGAGACGAACGAATACGGAGAAATCACCGCAAGTGCAATCGCTTGGGGTTCATCCGCTCGCTGTGCTATCGTCACCAATACGGACAACCGTCTTGGCAAGTATGAGGATGGTGAGTTTCGAATGTCTGCATACACCGTCTATATAGACGCACGTTCACCGCTTTTTGTCAAGTTGGAGACAGGAAAGGGCGAGACGTTGGCAAATGAGGATTGGAGGGAGATTATCGTCAAAGGGGAGTATCTCAATTTTAACCGTGTAAGACTTGAAAGACACGGAGAGGACTTGGGAGAGAGACGTGTGCAGTCGTGCGAGTATTTCCCACGAATGGGACGAATTGTAATGCGTGTTGCGTGATGGCTCTAGAGATTAATTCTTCGCAGTTGCAGAACCTTATGTCATCCGTTGCTGGTGACATAGAGACGTTGATAGACACCGTCATAAAGAATCTCGCATTCATAGGTGAAACAGCCGTGAAACGTGCGAGGGATGTTGGCAACTATAAGGATAGGACGGGCAATCTCCGCTCATCAATCGGCTATCTTCTCGTCTATAACGGACGGACGATATACGAGGGTGGGCAGAAAGCCGTGAGCGGTACAATCGGCAACGGAACGGACGGAGTAGCAACATCACAATCTTTGCTCAACCGCATTAAAGGCGAACTGCCAAGCGACAGGGTTGTTCTTGTCGTTACAGCAGGAATGAGTTATGCGTGGTACGTCGAGAATGTGCATCACCGTGATGTTCTTGCGTCGGCAGAGCTTGAAGCGGACAGGCTTGTTAGAAAACTTTATGAAATTGACTAAGTATGGCAATAAAAACAGAAAGTGCAATCGAGAGGGATTTCTTGCAGTTGCTTAAAGATAGCAGTTTAGCAAGCGAGTTGCGTGGCAGGATCTACCGTGACGAGATGAGACCAGCGGACGCAAAGACGGAAGATATAGTCTTTAAGTTCATTGCAGGTACTGACGCACAGATTCAAGAGGGTATTGTAGTTGTGAATATCTACGTCCCCGATTTGAAGAGGAGCGGAGGAAGAGCGGTGAAGGACTACGGACGAATAGACGCATTGCAGGAGGAGGCGATAAAGTTCACGGACAACAGCACACATTCAAGCGAGTACAGGCTGACAACGGACGGGAGCATGACAACAATTCCAATAGAGGGTATTGAACAGCACATGATTGTGTTGAGGTTGCGTTTCCGCAGGCTATCGGATTAACACGTAGAACGAACTGAAATAAGGCGAGTGGAGAGACACCCTTGAAGGTTGGCAGGCGAAACCTTAACTTTATTTGTTTCACATTAAATCGAATTGATATGAGTACACTATCTTGGGGTAAGTGTCGAATTGACATGATAAACAGCGTTAGCGGCGCACCCGACTCTGGCGATTGGACTACACTCCCAACTCCAAAGGAGGGAACAACAAGCCTTGACCAGCAGGAGGGCGAAGTGACGGAGGCAAAGGAGGAGGGCGGCGCTGTCGTTGACAGACGAGTTGGAACACCTACGGGAGTTTTGACTTTCCAGCTATTCCAAAAGAAAGGCGAGACAATTCCAATCACGCACCACGACGGACAAGTGGAGGGCGAGTTCGCCTTCCGTGTCATTCCAGTCGAGGACACAGCTTGCCCAGGTGTTCAGCTTGACAAGTGCCGTGTTACGGTCGTAATGTCGTATTCAGCCGCTGATGGTATCCTTTACACCGTCAATTGCGCGGTGTTGAAGCCAGCCACAGGTGATATGATTAAGCTCTACACCGTACCAGCTCAGACAACGGGTGACGATTCGGCACAGGGCGAGACGCAGGGCGAGACACAGGGTGGCGGTTCGACACAGGGAGGAAACTAATACTTTTTACCTTTTGTTTGTTTAATGTTTTGAATTGGGAGGGGGTGGACTTGTTTCACTCCCTTTTTAATTAGAAAGAGTATGGGAATAGAAAAGAAAGTTGCTGACGCAGTATTGCAACGCACACAGGAAATCAAATTACACGGCATCACGTTCACCGTCACACAGCCGACACTAGCCACATTGATAGCGATTAGCGAGATGGTGGCAGACTTGCCCGATATGCCAGATGCTGAGAAGAACCCACTAACGATATTAAAAGACGTGAAGCAATGCCGAATCATCGGGGATATTATCGCTACTTTGATTTGCGGAGTGAAGAGAAGAAAATGGTATGATTTTGCCCACAGATGGCGAAAAGAAAGACTTTCAAAGTGGGTTGTGGAGAATTGCTCACCGAACGAGATTTGCTCGCTCCTAGGTGACATTATGGCTTGTATGCAGTTGGCTGATTTTTTCGTAGCTTCCGCTTCCCTGAAAGGGATGAGTGTGATAAGGGTAGCGGAGACAACAACAGCGTCTGGGCGGTAGTGGCTGGAATGGCTAAGAACTACACTTTGCCGTTAGACGTTGTGCTGTATGATATGAGCGTCACAAACGTACATATGTACAATGCCGTATTGCCGACGTACAGCGACAAGAGCAAAAAGAAAGGCAAGGGTGAGGTTATCAAAGCCGACGACCCGAAAAACAGAGACAAGATGATAGAAGCGATAAAACACTTTAATTCGTTGTAGAGAGATGGAAGACATAGACAAGATATTGGGGTTCAAGTACACGCTTGACCTCAGCGACTTTGAGAAAGCACCCGACATAATCGCCAACGCGCTGAAAGAGATTGCGGACGATGCGAAAGCGGAGGGGAAGAACGCAGACATAGAGATGGCTAACTATGTCAAACGGATGATTGAGGAGCGTGAGAATGTTATCTCACAGCTCTCACAGGCGATGCAGAAAGCCAAAGCCGACCTTGACAAGGCACGTCGTGAATTTGCGTCGAATGCGAACGAAGAGACAGAAAAAGCCTTTGACGTTGCGACACAGAACGTGGAGACACTTTCGGATGCGATGCAAAGGGCAAAAAATGAGCTGTATGAGCTACAATCGGCAGAG